TGAGTACAATAAAACTGCTACGTTCTAATGTCTAAGACTAATAATTTTCAATTAATAGATTTCGTCATTGGTGTTGGCGGTGGTGAGGCTGAGGGTGGTAAAGACATCCGTATCAATCTCAATCAAATACTATATCTCAGGTATACAGAGGATATAAGACAGGCTAGTGTCAGGTGTGAAGTAATGATCACTGATTCTCAGTCAGGTGTCTGTTCATTGTTAGAAGGTATGGAACCTGTATTCATAGGTTTCCAAGATGAAAAAGAAGCATGGATTGCTCATCATTATGTAATATATGACATTCAGGATAGACAATCGAAGGATGGTAAGTCTAAGGCAACGTTAATGCTATGCACACCAGATTTTATTAATAATGCTGCCATGAAGGTCTCAAGGAGATTTGGTAGTGGAGAAGGTAAGAAGATCCATAAGATTATAGAAGATGATATTCTTGGACCAAAAGGTATATTAAAGTCAACTAATGATATATTTGTAGATGAGACAGAGAATGTATTCTCATTCATCTCTCCATATTGGTCTCCATATACTATAATCTCTTGGCTTTGTAGTAAATCTTTACCTGCTATTAAAGGTAGTGGTAGGAATGCCAGTGCTGGATATTGTTTCTTTGAGAATAAGGATGGGTATCATTTTAAATCATTTGATTCATTCCATACACAAGCAATAACAAGGAAACTTATAGTAGGACATGAACCTTCTACTGCTGAGGAAGACACTGAAGAAGAGAAGAATATCATACCTATTAGAGAAGCTAGGATTGTATCATCATCTGATGTATTAAAGGGTTTAAACATCGGTTCTTACTCTAGTAAGGTGATGACTTTGGACCTTCATAACATGAAATACCAAGAATTTCCTTTCAATATTAATAAATACTATGAAGATATACCTCTGTTAAACGAGAACCCACCCAAGCCTAGATACTATCAAAACTTTGAGGGTGATACCTCTGCCACACGCATCATGTCTAAAATAACAGACACAGCATTGTTTACATCAGGTACATATACTAAGGGATTCACAAGACAATTATCTCAAGCAGCACTTAGAGAGAAGTTATTCTATAATAAACAAGTTGAATGTGAGTTCATTGGATCCAATATATTAACCGTAGGTGACACAGTACACCTAACAACATATAAAGGTAAGGAAAAAGAGGAAGATAAATTTAATAGTGGGTACTATGTTGTAGGTAAGGTTGAAAAACAATACACGTCATCAAATGAAACTATGGTAACTAAACTACTTTTATACACTGACAGTCCAGGAACAGAATAATGTCACTTGAAGCAACTGCTAATTTTATAGGAAAAGAAGGTTTTAACTGGTGGGTTGGCCAGATAGAGAATGATGGTGGCGGTTTTTATAATTTCGTTAACGGTGGATTTGATTTTGAAGATTGGGATTGGACTAACAAGGTAAAGGTTAGAATTGTAGGATTCCATAATCCTAGTAGATCAGAATTACCAACTGAGGATTTACCATGGGCTACAGTATTGATGCCATGTACATCTGCACAAAGATCTGGTATTGGTACTCAGCACCAACTCCAAATTAACTCTTGGGTTGTTGGATTCTTTATGGATGGTACATCTTCACAGATACCTATTGTTATGGGTAGTATTGGAGATGAGAACCCTGCAGGTGGATATGGTACTGAGTTTGGTAAGCAAGAAGGATTTGCACAGTTAGGTGCAACAGATTGGAAAGAAAAAACTCATGGTGAATCTGGTACCATGCCAGCGGGTAGTGGACCTAATGTAGAGACAGATCCTAAGACAGGATTGGATGTAGCATCTACTAAGAAAGATGGTAAGCAACATAACTCTACTGAATCCAATAACCCTAGATCTGCTAGTAAACAAGACTCAAAGAGCCAAGAGACAGGTGACAAGGATCAAAAAGTAAGTGTACAAATAGCTAACGGTAAGTGTGGAAGTGAGACTGCTACTAAGATAGAGGAGCCACTGAAAGACTTCATGAAGATGGCCAGGAAACTGGAAAAAAATTCTGCTGGAAAATTTCTCGATAAGGAATCAGGTAGAATTGTAGATCTACAAAAGGAGATCGCAGGAACTGCTGGTAGAATACAAACTAAACTTAATGGTTTGGTTGGTAACATCAAAGGAAAGGTGATGGATGAGACCAATAAAATGGTCCAAGAGAAGTTAGATGAGATTAATATACCTAATCCAGACCTAGATCTTGAAGTTAAAGGTATATTAAAGGAGACTAGTGGTATAGTATCCTGTCTATTCAAAGACATACTTGATCAGATGAAAGATTTCATCAAGGGTATGTTGAATGATTTACTTGAGAATGCTCTTGATTCTGCTCTATGTCTAGTTAAGGACTTCATCAATGAAATAATGAACAAGGTGATGAACTTAATAAGAAACGCTATGTCCATGATTGATGGCATAAGTGGAAAGATTAAGGATGCTGCTGATATGATTGAAGGATTAATCAGTAAGACTGCTGACATCGCTGACCTATTCTGTGCACCTGATATTGGTTGTGCATTAGATGCTTCTATATTTGAGACTGGTTTTGGTCCAAAGGCAAAGGGTAATGATGCCAAGCAAAAGAATGTAGATCAATATAAGTTTAAACCACCTACATTTGGACAAGTTGTGGGTAGTGGTATTCCTATGGCAGGTAAAGTACCTTTCGTTAATAATCTTGGTGTTAAGCAGGTATTCGATACAGTCACTGGTACAACAGTTGCTTTAGATTCTGTTGCTGGTCTAGCATCAGGTATAACAGGAGCATCTTTTGATACTAAGAGTCCATTACAGAAGTTTGAGGGATTAAATTTCTATGGTGCTGATGGTAAACCTAATACTGCAACTCTTAACTGTAGTCCTAGCATTAAGAATAAGAAACCATGTTTCCCTGAAATGGTATGGGATAACCTACAGTCTACCAGTCCAGTTAAGGCATTACCTATAATTGATGATATTGGAACTATTCTTGGAATATACATGAAGAAGAAGGGTAGTGATATACTTAATCTTGAAGCAACTGCTCGTGCACAGTTCACATGTAATGAACCTGAAGGTGGTGGAGCACAATTTAAACCAGTCATTGTAGATGGTAAGGTAGATTCAGTACAAGTATTAAATGGTGGTATTGGATATGGATTTGATCCTTCATCAACATACTGTCCTAATGAACAGATGGTGGTACTTGTAAATAAATCTTCATTGGTCATGCATGTTAAAGATGGAGAAGCATTACGCTTAATTGCATATGCTGATGGAACTCCAGGTGAGAAGGAAGAAGTAATGCAGGTAGTTGATGTTGACTATAGTGAAGATTTGATTGAAATTTCTACCATTGATATGTCATGGGCACATAATGTGGATGTTGGTGTTAAACTTGTCACTAAGTCTAACCATGAGTTCACATTGAACTATAATAAGAAGTATCCTGATCTAGTATTCCCATCATCTGCAACTGCAATATGGGCTGGTTGTCCTGATCTTATACCATTACTTGACCAAATAGAAGTGGTCAATGTAGGAAGTGGCTACGTTAATCCAGTCATCACTATTGGTTCAGGGGTTGACAAACAGGAGATTGGGACGTATACTAAGGATTCCGAAGGCAAGTTACTTGAACCTAAACTCAATAAAAAAGTATTGGGATTCGTTAAACCAGTGATAGAGGATAAGGGTTACCCGAACGTTCCTGGTGCGGGTAGTGGAGCACAGATTTCACCTATATACTCTTACTCTGGACCTCAACAGATCAAGGAGACCAATATCCTTGAACTTCAGACCTACGTTGATTGCGTGGGAAAACCAACTTTTAACTAAATGGCTGATCCAACCCTATTTTCTGGAGGTACAGATTCTTCTAACACCCTACCACAGGTTAAGAAGAAATACCCTAAGGCATTTGTTCAAACGACATCGTGTGGACATTCCTTAGAAATGAATAATACTGGGGAAGGTGAACGTATTCGTCTTCTACATGGTACAAATGGTAATCTCATCAACATAGATGAGAAGGCAAATAACAATTTTGTCTCCCATAATGATACTTATGTTATAACCGACCATAATCTAGTCATTAAGGTTGGTAAGGATATAAAGACTGATAAAGCCTGTGTTCAAATCATTGGCAATGTTAATCTTTATGTTGAAGGTGATATGCACAGTGAAGTCGAAGGTAACCGTTACGATACAGTAAATGGTAACTGGGAACAGAAGTGCAATGGCGTTATGAGCTTGAGAGCAGAAGAAAATTTTGCTATCACATCTCAGAATCAGATGAAATTAAAATCTAATTCATATGAGAACAAAACTACCTTCTTATACAATGACTTGACTGAAGGTGGCTCCATCAAGGAGGACGTTAAAGGTAATTATGAAGTTAAGATTGAAAAAGAAACAGCAACCTTCTCTGTAAAGAGTCAAGGTGATGTACGTATCAAAGCAGATATGTGTAGATACGATAAAGTCGGTGGTAATTATATCACTGATGTAGGAGGCAAGATGAGAACCAATGTCGATGGCAATGGTCACACATGTATTAACGGTGGTGCATTCGATGGAATGCTCTCTGGTCCTGCTTCAGCTAGTTATGATCTTAATGTTACTGGTGATACCAATAAAGTTACCAGTGGCAACTATGTAGTTAATGCTGGAGGCAACATAGATATGGATGCTTCTAACATTTATTTGAATTGATGGAAGTTTACAATTACAAAGATGACAACTTTTCACATGTCAGTTACAAAGCAAGAGGCTGTGTTCCTAAAAAGCATTCTTGCAAAGCACTTAGACGATTTCGTCGAAGAATTAGCTAGAGAAGATAAAGATAGACCGATGGAGCATTTATTGCAGAATAGAGAAGCGGGGTTAGCCCTTTTAGACAAGGCAAAAGAAGTCAACAGACGTGCCAGTCGCCAAGGTGAACACCCATACTTTACAAATCTCTGATCCTCTGCTATAATTTCTTTATTCGCCTCGTCCCTAAGAAACTATGTTTTTTGACCCTGATGATGAATACCTTGATAAGGTGACGGTTGACATTCCATCTAAAAGGTTTACACTACTAAGTAGTGAAGGAAACACCAAGATCATTGATTGTGATGATGGTGACCAATTCCTGCGTATTCTTGATGTCGTTCGAGAATCATGTAAAACTGATGAAGTAGTCTACGTCTAATGTCTTATAACAAAACTTATTCTGAAATTAAACAGATCCTCAAGGATAGCAAGAGGATCTCTAAAGCAACCATGCTTAAGATTGCTAAGTTAGCAATTCTTGAAACATTAGGAGAGGAACGCTCTGCTGATGTAGAGGTTAAATGGGATTCTAAATTAGGTGATGACCTGATGTTAGACTCATTGGACATGGTAGAACTTGTCATGTTCTTGGAAGAATGTTTTGGTGCTGAGATACCAGACGAGATGGCATATGAAATTGTCACTGTTGGGGATGCTATTGAAGTAATCAAGAAGGCAAAGGCACAGAAAGGTAAGAAGAGAAAGAAAGTTAATCTAGCAGAGAAGTATAAGAATAAGTCTAAAGTCTCAGTTGCAGAGGGTAGTCCATTTGCAATGAAGAAACCTTTGAGTGGACTGAATCCTACATTACCTTCAAATGCTGATATTGAGAAAGCACTAGACGAAGCTAACGATGAAGATAACTCAGAAGATAATTGATGACCTCACTGAGGCATTAGCACACACCAAGAAGAGTGGTGAGGAAAATTGGAAGGATGGTGACGAGATAGATGTCTGTCTCGGTGGTACATTTGCTAATGATAAATTCATTAGTCTCATCAATAGATCTAAAGAGAAATGAGTAAGAAGGTATTCTGGAGTTATACTATAGGTGATGGTAGTCAACCAGGAAGTCCTAAGAATGATACTTTCCCTGATGAGTTCTATGAAGCACCAGCAAAGTATAGGTCTGGGTATGATATGCAATATGATCATGCCAAATGTCCTGCATGGAAAAAATATACTGATAATAGTTGGGTAGTTAAGCAACCATTTGATGTAGGTTTCAATTGTAATACTAAAGACGGTAAACTTGCTACTGATTTAACTCAGTTAGCATATGATCAATACTTTCATCTAGGACAGGGTTGGCTTAAAGCACAATACCCTGAGATTCAGATGAAGTATTCCATCATCTTATGGACAATGGAAAAGGATGTATGGGTAGAACAATTACCACATCCATTACTCTCTAGGGTTGGTCTGGAATTAATACCAGCAACATTCCCAATATCAGTATGGCATAGACCAATGGTTGTTGGGGTGAAAATCCTAGATCTTAATCAAAACTTAATGTTAAAGAAGGGTACACCACTGTATATCTTCAGATTATTGTCTAAGCATGGAGACCATGAGTTCATACTTGAAAAGAAAGAACCCCCTGCCGAGTGGCATAGACTACAACGTCAACAAAATATTTTACGTGAATTTGCTCCATTTAAGTCATGGGATATAATCACCAAACGATTGGAGAACAAAGAGAAGAGATTCAGGTGTCCGTTCAAATGGAATTAAGACCATTATTTGAAGGTTGGTTTGAGGGTGAGTTTGACAACTGGACTCAGGCAGCATCTAATCCTACATCATGGGCACATATATTTGTGACACATGAGAAGATAGATGATCACAAGTATCTCACCAAATCTCGGTATAACTATATGAATACACCATATAGAGAACAGGTGGTAGAAGTTACTGAACCTGATGTATTAGGTGATAACACTGGTATTATAATAGTAAAGAATCCAGCATGTGATATGATATTCTCTTGGAATAGTGAGGACTATTGCTTTGAGGGTATATCCCAAGAGGGGTGTACATTTAAGGATAAACCACTCGATAGTAAAGCAAAATTATTCCCAACAGAGTACCATACATGGGATAAAGGGTACTGGCATGGTAGTGAAGGATTTTTTACATTCGTGAAGAAGTTATAAATAGACTTGAACGTTTTATTGTGGACTGCTTGTGGCAACACGTAAGATATCTGACCTTACTTTATTAGAAGCAGGAGATGTATCTAGCTCTGATACTTTACTATTGCTTGATAACTCTGATCCAACAGATCAGAATAAACGATCAGCAGTAGGAAGTATATTTCGGGCTGTACCTTCTGGTACCTACTCTGTACCTGGTGTACAGTTTGAACTAAAGACACGGACAGGTTTATTCTCTGAAGCTCAGGGACAAATAGGTCTTGCGATGGGTGACGCAAGGTTAAACCTACAAAAGGTAGGAAGTACACTCAATATTCAAGCACAAGACAGTGCTGATACGAACTTAGACTTTACTATATCTGCTCAAGGAACAGGTATGATAAGACTAGGTTCTGTCCTAGCGATTACAGATACTTTATTTGTAATACCGAACTCTTCAGATAATACTAAGATCGGTAAGTTTAGTACAGCAGATATTCCAACAGGTGTAGTTCATACTTATGTCCTACCTTCTAATGGTGCTGTTGCAGCTGCTGATACATTAGTCACTCTAGGTGCTACTCAAACACTTAACAATAAAACTCTCAATAACGCATCGTTTACTGGTACTCTATCCGTTGAAACGGTTTCGGTAACTGGTAACACAACTCTTGGTAATGAAGCTAGTGATCAACTAACAGTTAATTCTGCTGCAGGATTCAGTGCTGCTGCAACATTCTCTAACACTGTTGTTATGCAGCAAACACTCGCAGTGACGAGTGATATAACTGCAAGTGGTCACATTGACATGGTTGATGATAAGATCATCAAACTAGGTACTGATGACGACCTACAAATAAAATATACAAACAGTGGTGATGCATCTTCCATCTTAGATACATCTACTGGACTAACTGTTGGTGGTGCTGATGTTCAGATCACCGATGCAGCAGGTACTGTCAAGTTCTTCAAAGGAAATGCTACTAATAGTATAGTATATCATAATGATGCAGCTCGCATTACTACATCAGCAACTGGTATTAACATAGGAGGAGCTATAGATGCTGTCACATCCATCACTGGTAGCGGTGACATTACTATCGCTACAGATAAGTTTACTTTGGCTAGTGCTAGTGGTAATGCAGTCTTTGGCGGCACGATAACAGCAAACGGTACTGGTAATTACCAGTTAGGTACTGCTGCTTCAGCGAAACTAGGTATTGGACGTGCACCTGTTACATATAACCTCGAAGTTGAGGGGTCTATATATTCTACAGGTTCTTCTGTTATTGCTGGTAATGCAACTGCTGGTAAGTTTATCTTACAGAAATCAGTTGCTGGTATTGGTTTACACTTTACTGATAATACTGGTACAGATCAAGCAGTAATTGATGCAAGCGGTAACTTTGGTGTTGGTAAATCACCAACTAAAAAGTTTGAAGTATCTGGTGATTCTAATATCGATGGAGATCTAGCAATCACAACCACTAATCCTACTGCAGGGACAGGTGGTAAAATTACTGCTAGAGAAATCGTTCTTACGGATCCTCAAACAAGTGCATCTACTACATTAAATGCAGCAACATCTGGAGGAGTCTCCAGAGCAAAAGTTTACTTCCACTCTTTTAATTAATAACCATGGCTACTAAGCAAAATGGTGTTCTTGCTACTTTTACGCCAACAGTAACACCATATACACATTCCACTCAAACAGCGACCTCACTTGCTATAACAACGCAAGGATGGCCAATGTATACTTGCCCTGGTGCGACCATGGTTAGTGGCAAAGTCATAATTGCAAATAATACTGGCAGTGCTGCTACTGTTGATATAGGAATTGTAGAACAAACAGATATTATTCAGTTAGATGCAGTGGCTAACCAACCAGGTGCCCCAGATAACTTTACAGGATTTTCTTTTCCAACAGGACAATATACGTCATCTATTATAATTGAAGGTGCTGCAGCATCAGGAACATTTCAGGCTGGGGAAGTACTGAACTGGACTAATGCTAGTGAGTCTACACCAGCTCAAACAGCATATGTACAGCATTGGGATTCAGGTAACAGTAAGTTATGGGTAAGAGGATTATCCAGAGCTCAGGCACTAGAACCTGATAACACTACAATAACATATACTGGTGCAACATCAGGAGCAACAATTGCTTGTGGTATTGCTCATGCTGGTAGTGGAATTGTAAGAGGACACTCTGGTAAAATTAAATTCTTTGACAACTTGAGAGGTACCATCTACTTTGATAACCATGAGTTTAGGAACAACCTAGACTATAGTTTAGGAAAGTTTGGTGATATTGCTCAAGAGGTAAGAGTTCTTAGTAACAACAACCTACAAAGATCTCTTGCTAATCGTTGGAGACCAGTAGCAACTACGGTTGAAAGGAGAGCTGCTTCCAACACAACTCCTGCAACAGAGTTTATTGATGCTAATGGTGTAGAACTATTAGTTTCTGGTGTTAGTCAAGTTGCTGCAGAGCAACTCATCGTCAATCAGAAGTCAATTGCTGATGACGCTTATCTTGAACTGGGTGGAATAGTACTTGGTGCTTATCAGTCTCTTTATGTTAAATCAACCGCTGCTGTTTCTGCAACCTTAATTGGATTTGAAGAAGTAGCTGAAGTAGCTTCATAACCTAGGTATTATAAAAGATGGCACTTACAAGACTTAAAAACGTCTTTACATCAAAAACTGGACGTTGCCTATATGTCAACTCTGATGATTTTGATGCATCAGACGCATTTGACAATAGAGGTAACTCACCTAACCGTCCCTTCAAGACAGTTCAAAGGGCATTATTAGAATCTGCAAGGTTCTCATATAGAAGTGGACAATATAATGATGCTTTTGAGGCATTCAGTATTGTATTATATCCTGGCGATTACGTAATTGATAACAGACCAGGCACTAATGCAAGTGGTCAGGGGTATAGTGCTACAGATATTAGTGAATTAAGTGCTGCTAGTGACTTTGATCTAGTAGATGCTAGTGGTAATCCTAATCCAAACAATGTTCTCTATAGATTTAACTCTGTAGAGGGTGGTGTTGTTGTACCTAGAGGTACATCCATCGTTGGTATGGATTTAAGGAAGACAAAACTCAGACCATTATATGTACCTGACCCTGCTGCAGGTGCTATTGATCAAGCAGCAATCTTCAGAGTAACTGGTGGTTGCTATTTCTGGCAGTTTAGTTTCTTTGATGGACCTTCTACAGGTGTATATAAAGATCCTGCACAGCCATCTGCATCATCACCACCTACATTCTCTCACCATAAACTAACTGCATTTGAGTATGCTGATGGTAGAAATGTACAAACAGGTGTTAATGATACCTCAGGTAATGCTCTAGCTGTAACTGACCTAGACTTATACTATCAGAAGGTTGCTAAGGCATTCTCTGATATTCCTGATTCTACTAGTGTACTGTCTGCTGATGAATTACAGTCAAGAGTAGAAGAAAATAGAATTGTTGGACCTAATACATCTGGTCCTAAACAGGTATCAAGTATCGTTACTGACTACGTTAACACAAACGTATTCACAACAACTGCTGAGGTTACCTGTTCAACTGCTCACGGGTTCAGTGTCAATACTCCCGTTCTTGTTAGTGGTGTGACTGGTACTGATGCATCCAGATTTAATGGATCATATTATATCAGTGAGATACCAACTACCACAACATTCAGATATATTATCAAAGACCCTGCAACTGGTGCACCATCTGGTAACCCAACTGCTACAGGTGCTACTGTTGAGGTTGAAGTTGATAACGTAGATAGTTCATCACCATACATATTCAACTGCTCACTCCGTAGTACATGGGGTATGCAAGGTATGCACGCTGATGGTAGCAAGTCCACTGGATTCAAATCCATGGTTGTTGCCCAGTTTACTGGTGTATCACTACAGAAAGATGATAATGCATTCATCAAGTGGGATGGATCCTCATATATTGCAGGATCACACACTGATGGAGATAGTATATTTAAGACAAACTATCGTAATCATCATGTTAAGTGTTCAAATGATGCTGTTATTCAAGCTGTATCAGTCTTTGCTGTTGGTTTCGCTGACCACTTTGTTGCCACAGGTGGTGGTGACCAGTCAATTACGAACTCCAACTCCAACTTTGGTTCTTGTGCTCTAAGAGCAAAAGGATATAAGAGTGCCCCATTCACACAGGATAAAGCGGGTACGATTACACATATTATACCACCACAAAAGTTAGCAAGGACTTATACTCAGGTAAGTGGATATACATTTGCTGCTACTCAAGATAATAAGACAGTAACACCTACTCCTGCTAATAATAGTCATGGTATTCTTGCTGGATCCTATGCTAGATTCAATACTATTGATAACACTGAGGCATATCAAGTAACTGCTGTTAATGCAGGTACTGGTGTTTTAACCCTCAATAGAGGTTATCGTGGTAGTACAAATGGTAGTGAAATAGCATTTAGTTCCACTGTTAATGAAATACCAGTTGGTTATGTAGCATGTGACGTACAAAAGATACAATATAATGCTGCTGGTACAAGTATTAACCAACCATGGACAGCAAGTGCAGGATTTAATACTGATCTAGGTCAGTATTCTTGTACCTATGGTGGTAATGCATACTACTCAGCACAATTAGCTGCTGCATCTGGTACTGTAACAGGTGGTACTGTAGCTCCAACACATACTTCAGGCACTGCATCTGATGGTGCAATTGTATGGTCATATATTGGTGCAGTAAACACTAGATTATATCTCTATGGATATAATTCTGCTGCTACTAAGCCACCATATAAACTACAAGGTTTCAATATTGGTGCTAGAAAACAGGATAAGATCCTTGTTTCTTTAATTGAATCATCAGCAACAGTAATATTTGGTGCATTGATATCACCTGATGGTACTGCAACACCTGCTGATAGTGCATTCACTAATGTAACTAAAGAATCTTACACACCTGGTGACACTAATCATCCATTACAATATGATACTCAATTAAATTGCTGGTATATTAGAGTTACTGCTTCAAGTTCTGGATCAGCTACTGTACATGCAAGTACAGGATATAGAGGTATACATGAGCACTTAGGTTCAGATACATTCTATACTAATGCATTGTTCACGGGTGCATCATACATGCAACGGGTTCCTGATAACAGATCTTCAAGGGACAGAACATACAGAGTACGTTATGAAGTAGATAGTTCTCCATCTGCATTGTCAAGAGAACCTATCAATGGTTATGTTATTCAACCAAGAAACGTACCTACAGGTCAGTCATATGGTGATGTTTATTACATCTATGACATCAAGACCGAACAAGAATTGATTAAATCAGTACAGAATGGTATCTATTACTGTACTGTCATTAAAGGTAGTGTATCTCCTACTAATGCTAACGTTAATACATTTGCATTCTCGCAGAATATTAACAACCTTTATCCTGTATTGGATAAGGATAACCCACTGGAGGATCCAGGTGAGGCAACATCTGTTGCAAGTAACACTGTTGTTGGTTTAGTTACTACCACTGATGGTAGTAATGAAGATAAGTCACTCTCAATTACTAAGGAAGTTATTGGTGACTTCATCTTAGAAAATAGAAACTCCTATGTGAACGCATCTACAAATGATGCTGCTGTTGCTAACTATATCACACTAGAATCCAGAGATGGAGAGACTAGTGAGGTTGATATAGTGTCACGTATGATACCTGTTAATAATATAGGTGGTACGCAGACAGAATTAAGACGACCAAGTATTCTAAGATCTGGTAACCATACGTTTGAATACGTTGGTTTTGGTCCAGGTAACTATTCAACTGGTCTACCTTCAGTACAGAACAGAGTTCTAACTGATGCTGAGACTTTATTAGCACAATCACAGAAAGAAAATGGAGGAATTGCATTCTACTCTGGTCTCAACTCAAATGGTGACCTCTTTATTGGTAACACTAGAATTAGTGCTGTTACTGGTGAAGAAGCAAGTTTGGATACTCCTTCACTATCCATCGTTGGTGAGACTGCAAACTTACGTCCTGTATATGATGAGATTATCATCAGGGATAAGATTACAATTGATGATGCCAATCTGGAATCTGTATTTAAGGGTTATCTCGCAGTCAACCAAGACCTCACAGTTGATAAATCTTTATTCTGTGAAGAACTAATCATTAAAGGTGATGCTGCTGACAATGAAGCAACTAAGAAGATTGACGTTGTAACTGGTGCACCAAGTGCAGCAAATGCTGCTAACAATGGTGACTATGCATGGTTAGGTAATGTAACTCGTGGTTCACATCTAGGTTGGGTATGGAGTACATCAGAGAACTCATGGATTAAAATGGGTCTCAGTGATACTGGTAACCTTAACATAACTGGTGGATCAGGTGCTACTGCAGCTGATGGTGACTTACAATTACTAAATGGATTAGGAGTTGATATCCAATCTACGGGTACATTAACAGTAGGTACGGGTGCAACAGCACTTGGTGGTACACTGGGTGTAACTAATGATGCTACATTCCAAGCTAATGTTACCATTAATGCAGACAATAAGTTCTTCAAGATTCAGAACAACTCAAGCGTTGATAAGTTTACAGTTGATACTGACAATGGTGATACTACATGTGCTGGTAATCTCCAAGTTGATAACAATGTAACTTTAGGTAGTAGTACTAGTGATACTCTTACAGTTAATGCTCAGGTCAACTCAGACATTGATCCATCTGTTGATAACACACAAGATTTGGGTGCTTCTAACCTTAGGTGGAAGGTCATTTACGGTGCTACATTTACGGGTGGTCTAACGGGTAATGTAACTGCTTCATCTGGTACTAGTACTTTCAATAACGTAACAGTCAACGGAACATTATCTGCAGGAAACTTAACAGGTAACTCTGATACTGCAACTCAGTTGGCCACGGCTAGAAATATTGGTGGTGTATCATTCAATGGTACTGCTGACATTAACCTACCAGGTGTTAACACTGCTGGTAACCAAAATACATCTGGAACTGCAACACAGGCAGATGATATTAATATTGATGAAGCAAATGGCAACACTAACTATC